GGATTTGACAAATATTTCGGCTTGTTCAGAGGGAGTGTTAATTTGAGGTTCTCCTTAGAGGCTAGTAACGATTCCATATACGGCAAAATTTCTTTTAATCCTGTCTTCGCCCACGCAAATGCGCAACAACCATCGAATTGCGGCCTGCAGACTTTTGACAGAGAGAGCATGGGTATGGTCACGATACCTTGGACCCAGCCCACTTTCACTGCTCCTACGGACGGCGCCAATATGTCGACTTTTGTCCAACAAAATAGCATGTTTACAGATGTAGTAACAGTGGTTTTATATAATCACAACGCCGATGTTAGAGACGTGATTTTGAACGTGGACGTTTCCGTAGGTGATGACCTCCATATGGGAGTCTTTCTCGGCACGCCTTTTAACCCTGGCTTTCCTACTGTGTACAGGAGAATTCCGCTGTTGCCTTTCGAAGTGAAACACGTCGCTCCTGAGTACGATGCTGAGTATCCAATTCCAACGGTGCCTCAATCGGGCATGCTTCAATTTGTAGGACGAGCCATTGAGAACACGCTCCCCATAGTTGAACAGATGTCGGAATTAGGTCTTGAACTTGATGCCCACATGATTACTGAACAAAACCAGCTAGTTCAGCAGAGGCGCAGGCCTTTCAGTATAGCGAGTGATTTGCCAGTCTTGACAGAAAGGTTTACCACCGTCAACCACAACGGTATGAGCTTGCCCGACAAGCAGTGCTTCGGGAGTGACAAACCTGAAACCGACATATACAATCTGTTACAAAACACGAAGTCGCTTATGGACAGGTTTAAGTGGGGGGCTGATAAGCCAGCCGGTGCACTCCTGGCGGAATACTCAAATCGACCGAGCGTTGCGAAGGCGGGTAATCCTTCAGGAATTCACGCACAGCTCTGCTCTATGTTCAATTTCTGGACTGGCGGTCGAATTATCATTCTCGATGTTCACGCTACTCAGATGCATAGAGGACAGCTTTTGCTCGCCTATTCCACAGATGAGAAAGACATTGTTTATGCCGATGCCACGCAAACATATTTTACCACCCTTGATTTGTCGGAAGGCAGAGCCACGGTCGCGTTGTGTTTACCATATCTGTCACCAATACCTCAGCGTCGTGTTCCTCCTGCTCTCGCTTCAGATGAAGAAGCAGATTCCCCGATTTGTACTGTCGGCAAGTTAAGAGTTTTCGTTCAAAATCCATTGCGCTCAACTTCGACCGTTGCGCCAGATGTTGAAATAGTAGTTTACGAATCTTGCGCGGCCGATTTTCAAGTCAATGTTTACGGCGGAACTCCGTATACCGTTC